AGGACTTATTAAAGATACAACAAGAGTATTTATTACAGATACAACAGGCAGAAAGTGAGTATCAAGATAGCTTATTAACAGCACAGCAACAGGAAGAGAATGCAGTCTATGATAAGTACTTCAATCTGATCCAAAGAGCTAAGGAATACGGGCAGGATACTAAGGTACTAGAAGCTGCTAGAACAGCAGCACTACTAGAAATCACTACAAAGTATAATAATGCAGCTATAGAAGCACAAAAACAAACTGATGAAGAGAAAAAAACTCTCTTACAGAACTTCCAGGATATCATGGCAGATGATCTCGATCAGCAAGTGATAGATCTGGAGAGATCTCAAGCTGATCAAGCTAAGGCACTAGCTGAAGGACTGGCAGCTGGAGTGATAACTCAAGAGCAGTATATGGATGCTCAGCTAGTTTTGGAGAATGAATACAATGATAAGCTTCAAGAGGTAGTAGATGCTAGAAAAAAGATAGAAGATGATGCAGATAAAGCTGCATTTGATTCAAAGATAGCAGCTGCAGAGAGAGCTATAGAGATATCACAGGGAGCTCTAGATAGTTTATCAGCTATAAATGATGCTGTCAATGCATCACAAGAGAATCAGATAGCTGAAGCACAAGCACAAGCTGAGGAGCAGAAATCTATCTATGACAAACAGCAAGCAGAGGAGCTCTCCAATACTGCACTGACTGAGGAGCAGAGGAAAGCTATAGATGAGAAGTATAATAAGCTAAGATATCAAGCTGATCTCAAAGCATTCCAGGAAGAGGATAAACTAAAGAAACAGCAGTTTGATAGAGACAAAGCTTTTAAGATAGCACAAATAGCAATAGATACAGCCAGTGCCATAGTTAAGTCAGTAGCTGCATCTCCTACTACGTTTGGACTTCCTTTCTCAGCTTTTGCACTAGCTACAGGAGTAGCACAGGCAGCAGCAGTGGCAAGCACTCAGTATAAGAGTGGATCTGCTCCTTCAATGGCTGGAGGTGCTAGTGCTGGATCATTAACTGGAGCTGGAGCTAGTACATTCACAGCGAATACTAATACTCAGCAAACTAATCTACAGGATATACTAGGGCAAGGAGGAGCTGGAGAGGGCACTATATCTAAAGTATATGTGCTAGAATCTGATATCACTAATACTCAGCAGAAGGTGGCAGTCCAGGAGCAGCTATCAACTTATTAAGAAAGTTCACTCCTGTTTTCACTTTGAATCCTTCCCCAATAGAGAAGCAGCCGAAATCATTTAAGAATCTCTCTGCCATTGATATCTTAGGATCATTAAGCTTTAGATTTGTTCCTGGCATAGCTGGAATATCATATACATTCCCATACAGCGATTTAATAAAGTGATTATGAGACTGCCATTCAATAGCATTGAATAAGTCTATGAGCATATTACTATTAAAGAGCATAGGCTGATGACATTCAAAACTAAGAATATTGAAATCATTAAACTCTAGAAAGTGCTTTGTATTCTGGCAGGCTTCCTGATAATGTGGAGCATGGGCAGAGTTTACTTCCAGCTTTCCATTGAATAAAGTCTTATGAGGATTAAAGTTTCTAGTGATAAAGAAATCATCATTCATATAGATAAAATCTCCTCCTATCTCTCTGGCAAATGTGAGAATCTTATCAGTTACATCTGCTCCCCTATGGAATAGTTTTTTACTATGCCGTAAATTATCAGCTAGAGTGACTCTATCTCCAATGGTCCACAGCTCAGCTTTAGGATCAGCATTAAGAACTGACTGCATAGATAGATCTATGTCATAGTTATTCGAGGCTTTAATATATGGATAGACATATACCATAGTTATAATTAACCAAAACCGTTTACCATTATATTAGCTATAATTAATATTAATAAAAACCAAACTGGATATAATAACAATACATTATATAACAAGAAATCGTGTAGTTTATCTAATTTACTTTTTTTCATAATTTTTTTATTAATAATTTTTAACTCATCATCACTAGAACAAATATACATAATAAATAGTATGCTTAAGAATTTACCTGTATATACGATCAGCATAGATCTGGAGAATCCAGATACTACAGTATCCATGAATTCCATGGTACTAGATCCAGCACATGAGCTCAGCTTCCAGCTGTTTAATAATCAGAAGAGATTCCATTTCAATAAAAAAGAGAATGTAATCACTGGAGTAGCAATATCAGCAGATACTCCTATCTATAGATATGATGATAGAAGCAGGGAAGAATACTATGTAGTATTCACAAAGCAAGCCATTAAGGATATCATTTTTGATTATGCCAGAAGAGGGAACTTTAATAATGTTAACCTGGATCATTCAGCTAGGAAGGTAGTAGATGATGCCTATATGATCCACAGCTACCAGATAGATGAGGAGAAAGGATTCACAGCTCCTGAAAGATTTAAGGATGTTAATGATGGAAGCTGGATAGTAAGCTATAAAGTATCAGATGAGATTTTCGCTAAGGCAGAAGCTGGAGAGTGGACAGGCTTCTCAGTGGAGGGAGTATTCCAGATGGAAGAATCTGATATCAGCATAGAGGATCAGATGTGGAGTGCTATTCATAAGGAGCTCACTGACATATATCATGAATTCGCTGGCATGAGAATAAGCTTTGATTATGATGATACACTAACAACAGCAAAAGGGCAGCAGATGGCTGCTAGATATGTAGCTGCAAAGGATAATGTATTCATCATAACAGCCAGACAGCAAAGCAATGGAGGGCCAGTCTATGAGATGGCTAAGAAATTAGGCATTAAGAGAGAAAATGTATACTTCACTGGAGGCCGTGACAAGTGGCAAACTATAAAGAGACTAAGAATTAATAAACATATTGATAATAATCAGGAGCAGATAGACTTAATCAAAGTAAATACTGATGCTGAGGCTATCAAATTTTAGAACACAATAGCATATTAATTAAAAACAAACATAATGACTGAAAAATTCAATGAAGTTTTGAATAGAATAGCTGATATCAAAGCTCTTTTTTCTACAAAGAAGGAGGCTTTCGGAGAGGCTATGCTTAAGGATGGCACTATGGTAGCATATGATGGAGATTTAGCAGTAGGATCTAAGCTCTATGTAGTACAGGATGGAGAGCAGATTCAAGCTCCAGAGGGTACTCATGCTCTAGGAGGTGACATGGAAGGAGTATCTGTAGTAGTAGATGCTGAAGGATTTATAGTAGAATTAATTGATGAGAGAGAAGGTGGAGATGTAGTACAAACTTCAGAAGAGACTGAGCCAGAAGGTGAAGGATTTGAAGCTGTATCTACTGAGGATCTTCCTGCTGTATTAGAGTCTATCACTGAAATCATAGCAAGTGAGCTAGGAGTAGAGATGGGCAGAGCTTATGATGTAGCTAGTGCAGTAGTAGCTAAGATTAATGAAGAAACTGTATCAGAGGAGATGGCTTCTGAGGATCAATTCAGTGCTAAGTTTGAAGGATTAAGCGAAGTAATCGAAAACTTTGCAGATATGTTCAAGACTATATCATCTGAAAATGAAACTCTAAGAGCTGATATAGCTGCCTTAAAAGGTGAATTCGATACCTTCAAAGCAGCTCCATCTAATGATGCTAAAGAAGCAGAGAAATTTGCTAGGCTATCTAGTGGCCTGACAACTAGACAAATATTTTTAAAATCACAAATGAAATAAAATGAGCTTAAAGAAATTTATTGCAACTAAGTTTGATTATGATGTATCTGGATTAGGTGCATATGTTGACGAGCAAAGAGAAGACCTTATAGTACGTTCAGTTACTGAGGCAAAAACATTAGGATATATCACTATCCAGGAAGGTATCAAAGGATCTGAGGAATTAAAGTTGATGGATGATTCAATTGTCTATCAGGCTGGTGACTGTGAGATGACTCCAGAAGGAGATACAGTATTCACTGACCGTGCTATTGCTGTAGAAACTTTAGGATACATGAAGAGATTCTGTCAAAAGGATCTAGCTGGATTCTGGACTCAGTTGGCTTTACGCCCAGGAGCTATGGCAGAAGATCAGTCTCTTCCTTTTGAAGCACAGATCACTGACTACCTTTTAAGACTTCATGCTATTGAATTAGATAAGTTAATCTGGCAAGGTAACAAAGCTACAGGTACTGGCAACCTTCAGTGGATGAATGGATATCGTCAATTCTTGACTGTAGCTAACGGATGTGTAGACTTGAATACTTCATCTACTGCATCTATTAACTCTGGTAATGCTTTTGACGTATTCTATGAATGCTTTATCAATACTCCAGCTAACATAGCTGAGCAGGGAGATTTCATCTGCTTTACTGGCCGTGAAAACTTCAACTACTTATTGAAGGATTTAGTAGATCAGAACTTCTATCACTATTCTCCTGAGACTATTGCTAACATGGATGAGTGTTTAGTACCAGGTACTAACATGAGAGTAGTTAAAGTTCCAGGATTAAATGGTCTAGATAATATCTACACTGGTAGAGCTTCACATTTCTACTTTGGTACAGATTTATCTTCTGATTTTGAAAACTATGAATTATGGTATTCTCAGGATGATGATGTAATCTATATCAGATCTAAATTTAGAGCAGGTGTGCAAGTACCTTTCTTAGATCAGATCGGAGTATGGAACGGAACTGGATCTCCTAACTAAGATAATTAATGGGAGGGGGTAACTCCTCCCTAATTTATAAACATTAAAAAATAAAATAACATGGCGTGTAATATGACCACAGGATATAATGACAGGACCTGTACCAACGGAAAGGGAGGTATTAAGTCAGTTATTTTATTCCCTGTAGCGAATGCCTCTGGAATCGTATTGACTACTAATGAGATCACTAGTATGACAGTATCAGGAGAGGTGTTTTTGTACAAATTAAAATCAAATTTATCCAGCTATACAGCTCCAGTGCAAGTGAACAAAGATAACGGTACTTTGTGGTACAATCAAAGCTTATCAATGATACTTGCTTCTGATACTAAAGAGCTTAGATCTGAGATCCATTTACTAGCTCAAA